CTCTTCTACTGAATTGACCTGCTCACCAGTACCTGGATCACCTGCTCCACCCTTCAACAAATAATCCATGTGGCCATGGGCGTGGCCGGTTTCACCTTCAGCGGTATTACGGAATACGTTAGCAACTGCTGTAGCCACTTCAACATCAGCCATGTTTGCAAAGTATAGATATCGGCGGTTAGCCATCGATTCGCCAGCAAAAGCTTCCCTAAGACATTCAGCTGTCTTTGTTCCCTTCAAATTCATTTTGTTTATCCTTTAGATTAAGTGTAATAAAAATGTCACTAAATTAACTTCCATACAAATAGAAAGCCCGGCTATTATACCGGGCTTTATTGCTAAAAGCCAGCTAAAAATTAGCGAGCAGCAATGTACATGGTTACTTCGAAACCGAAACGCTTATCTTGAGCAGTTGGCTTGGTCCACATAACAATCTCCTTGATTACAGTTAACTGTAGGAACATCCTACATTATTATTTTATCTCAAAAGGGTAATAATTACTTTAATTTTAGTATTAGCTGTACCTAACTATTTTCATTAACGATAAACCACTCTCCGTCAGCCTTGTAAGATACTTTATACACAAGCTCTAGGTAAGTAATGAGAGACATGTTGAGCACGAGTCTACCATTGTGGTCTTTTTGTAGGTGGTATATGTTACCAGGTACAGGTTTAAACGCATAACGCGCTTGATCTATAAGATAAGCTAACTCTACAGCCTGTCTTACCTTTTCAAACTCCTTCATTATAATGTCGGCCTGCTGTTGCAGGTACGTTATCTTTTCATTATAACGATTAACTGACTGGCTTAAATTGTAAGATTTTACATCTTGAATATTTACAGGCGGAAAATAAACACTCCCCACCTCTGCTGGGTAGGGGAGTGAGTTTCGTTCGAGACCTGCTGCGTTAAGATTTACAGGCGGTTTGTAAATCCTATCAAACTCAGACATTACGCAGCTTCAGCAAACTCTACAGCCTTTTCAAGAGCCTTAAGCTTTAGGGCCTTGTTAGGACCAAACCATGCAGACTGAATACGAGTTTCATTAGTACGACCAAGCAGGTGATCGGTCATGAAAGTAACAGCATTGAAAGGCTGCCACCAGCTGCCTTCTGCAAACTTTGCACCAGGTTGCTTAACAAGCACATCCATAGCTTGGATAGCATTGCGAGAAATCTTGCCTTCTTCCTTCGAGAGAGTCGGGAAGATAGTAGCAAAGTACTCCTTAACCTTATCCTCGTTATAGCGACGGCTGCCGAGGAACTGAGCCATATCCTTGTACATCTGCAGCTTGTCCTTAGCAATACCAAGCATCTCCTTAGCTACGTCGCCATCAAACGACTTACGGTGGTTGCACTTGTACGAGTTGCTAACCTTTTGATCAAGTGCAAGCGTCAAGGTATTATTGCATACAACTCGAATAGGAGTAAATCGAATATCAATCGACTGACCAAACTTATGCGGGTTAGTAAACAACAAGTATCCCTTTACTTCATCGCCTCCGAACAACTCAAACCCGTCACGGATCTTAGCAAGAGCCCATACAACTTGTCCTTTCTTAATTGAGCCTGCAGTGTGCATCTCCATATCTCCGGAATGAACAAAGTCATTAAAGAATTCAAACGCCTCGTAATTCTGGACAGGGTTCCAATCATCTGTAACAACGTCGAGAATAGTGTTGTCAGTAGACCGAACTAGTGCATGACGGCCAGTAAATCTCTTAGTACCATTAACTTCAATAAAAGACGGAACCTTATCTACTGTCCAATCAAGGTCTGCTGTTTTGAGCATCTGCTCAGGGGAAAGATCCGCGGGTACTTCCTTACCAAGACCATGCCAAGGTACTTCACCTGCATAAGCCATAGTTTCAATCAAGTGTGCCATGTCATATCTCCTTTTTTCAAATGACAAGAGTATTTTATTCTCGTCACGAAAATAAATCAACCACTTTTTGCAAGCACTAGATTATCAATGGCTTTCCAATGAAGCATGTTTACAATTATATAAAGTTCGCGAAGCTCTTCGGTATCCATAGATTCCATCATATCATCATCGATATCTTTAATAGGAATACCATAGAACATTTCGTTCTCGATCATTTCTTCTAATTCGGAAGCTTTTCTATAATCCATAAGCCCTCCTTTTCTTTATATAGGAGGGCTGGAATTTAGACTGTTAATGCTCTTTTTGCGCTATAGTAGTAACTGTAAGCTTGTTGCTTCTCTAGCTTGAGCTTTTTACTAATTGCATTAACTATTTCAGACGGTTCTTTTGTAATCATCTGAGCAAATATTTCTCTTGCTATTTCGGCTTTTGATTTAACTTTTATCTTTTCGTCTTCTTCCTTAATGTTGATACTTTCAACATCGCGACCGATCATGTTTTCTATCTTTAGCAATCTTTGCTCAGCAATACCTGTTACTGTACCGGGGTCAAAATTAGATCCTTGTAATAGTGCTTGCTCAATAGCAGTTAGCGCGTACACACGACTTTTGCGTGCTTCATTCTTAAATTGAACCGTGAGACCAAGCTTAAGCAATATCGCATTACAGGTTCTGATAGGATTAGAAGTGCTATCAATATAACCTCGTACCGTTTGTACCATAGATGACATAGACATATTTTCTTTAATGCCTAACTTATTGAGCAAGTCAGCTACGGTTTCTTTTACTTCTGTATATAAAGGTTCTTTGGAGAATTTCTTAGATGATTTACGTTTGCGCATTATTGATATGATATAGTTTAAAAATATCTTCCACTTTTGAAATGTAGTCTTGAGGCTTTTTTATAAAAATTTGTGGTGTCATAGAATCTTCGACGGCCACTATAGTAATTATATAGAAGATGTGTAAATCATACAACTCTTCTACCATCATTGAATATGCTGTTTCTTGAAGAAAATAGTTTTCTATCCAGTCTTCTTTTTTAGGGGAATTTGACGTTTTATAGTCCACGATGCAATTTACTCCATGCATCCTACAAACTAAGTCGCATCGACCCGCTGCTTTAAGTCTTTTAGAATATAACCCACCTTCAACAGAGTATACTGCTTCTATATTCTCGTCTAGATAAGGCTTAACCTTCTTAAACAAATCTATTGTAGAAGGCATTCTACCTTTATAGATTTCTGGTTTATTATTAATATAGTCTTCACACATGTTGCGAAGCATTGTGCCTCTAGATGCGGCAATTCGAGTTCTTTTGTTTGCCTCTTCTTCACCTACCCTTTTTCTCCAATCAAGGATACCATCTTTGCTAAGAGATGAGAGAACGGTGGTAACAGAAGGATAAAGCTCGCCATCAACTAGATAAAATCTTTTACCGTTTACTTCTTGCGTTGTGAGTTGTATTTCTTTGAGGGGTATATGTTTAAACAATTCGTTTTCTGTGCTTGTCTAGAATATTTTGTGTTTTAATTTGATTTGCTGAACGCTTTAATACTTTATTGCCAAGTTCACTCGCGGGGTGTTTTTCTGCTACCTTTGATAGCACTTCTTTCCATCCATTATCATTCTTAATGCCACCGACGCCGCTTACAATCCCTGGAAAATTATCTGCGTCATAATATCTAGAACAAGTAGGATTATCTTTTATAAAGTCATCGTATTCGGATAACTTAAGCTGAACTTCAAATACTTCATCTGTTTCATTATCTTTAAAAGTATAAAATGGCATTACTTTTTCTTCTTCGAATTAACTTTCTCTAATTCTCGGCGTTTACGCCAAATATAGTTAGTTGTGTTAATCAATAAGTTTTCAACTAAAACTACTAGTCGACTATTCCAGAACCAATTCATAATATTACCTTAGTAGCTATCATCAAATGTCATTAATTTGTTAAGATCTTTAGAACGTAAAATGCTTTCCATTTTTTTAAGTGTTTTTCTTTCTTTTACTTTTTTATACTGCTTGCTTTGATGATGAGGCTTTTCAAAATCGTCATAATTAAAATTTGACTTTTTCTGTGGCTTAATCATTTTACTCCCTGACAGGCAAAAGATCCGGAAAAGCTGCTCTTACAATCTTTTCTGTAATATTTTTGTAAGGTAGCATTTTATCCTTAATAGCAATTAACAACTCAGCATCGCGCTGATCTAATGATTCAATAAGCTGGATGAAGAGCATTTCTCTTTTTACTTTATTGAGGTTGGGATTACCCCCTTCAATAAAGAGATAAAGCTTGCGGGCCTCTGTATACAATCTGCCTTCTTGATCTAGAAACTCGCATGGCTTATACGGTGGCGCGCCTTCAGGCAAAATAAACACAATACCAGGGTCAAATGCATACTTAAGTAGCTAGCGCATCACTGGATGTTGGTTTCTTTGAAGGTGCTCTATACGCTCATTAACTGTTGAAAGCTCACTACATTCTTTAAGAATTGCTGCAATAGATCTTAGTCTCATTTAAAATTCATCTATATGTTCGAGTTGGACTTTTAGTTTTTTGTCAATCAAGTACTGCATCAATCTGTCTCTTGGTTTATCTTTTTGTTGTTCAAATTCTTCTAGTATTTTATTCTGAATGTTCTCTGGAATAAACGTTAGATCAATAAGCTGTTCATTTCTAATCCAGTTTTTAAGCAATTCGCCAGAAAGTTCTTTTCTGGGATTACTTAGGCCTTCGAATCTTTCGATCCTTACAGGTTTCTGCCTCAGGTTGTTAATAATTGAATCATCCGGGGATAAAATATTAGGTATGCCATCGCCTCGGTCACCTTTAATAATTAATTCTCTAGTAAAGGCGACTGGGTCTTGCGATTTAATAGCTTTCTTTCTAACAGGATCGTATTGACTAACATTACCAAATATTTGCAATTGTACAAAGTCCTTATCACCGGATAAAATAAGAATAGGTGTACCAATATTTAGCATTTGGCCGTGCTTTATAGCTAGCGTACCAATGACATCGTCAGCTTCAGCGCCTTCAACTTGAATAACTCTATACGGAAAATAGTTTTTGAGATCTAGTTTTATTCTGTTAAGAGTGTTAAAGATATGATGCCAGTCCAGTTCTGATTCTTCCCGGGCCTTTTTACGGTTTGCTTTATAGTAAGGAAAGATATCCTTTCTCCATACCTTCTTATCATCACAACATATAATAAGCTCGCCATAGTCAAGAGCGAACTTTTTGTTAAGAGAACGAATGGTATTAAGCACCATGTGACGGAGCAAATCCTCGTCTACCGGTGTATTGGTGTGGTTACCTAATTGTGCCATCAGATTTGAAATACAAACCTGATTCAAGTCTAGTAGTATCATAATACATTATTATAATTGCTTATAATTTAAGTTCAACTTTTTTTGTATGATTAATTCGGATTAGCTGTGCTATGATATGCATGATCGCCTGATGTGCGTCTTCAACGACACCATAATTAGAAACCGGCACATGTAAAACTATATCTGCTTCCCTGCTTGCGATACCGCCATCAAAGCCAACTAATGCTATGGTAGTGATTCCAAACTCTTTTGCTCTTCTAATAGCATTTATAATATTAGGTGAGTTTCCACTTGAAGAAACACATACAAGAACATCCCCTGTACTACCGAACATGTCTACCTGGTATGAAAATATCTCTTCATATGACATGTCATTGGCTATTGCAGTTACTAGAGCCATATTAGACGAAAGTGAACGCACTTTAGGGAAAAAGCTCGTGTCTTGGCATACTCCCTTAGTGTGATCACAGAGAAAATGCTCGCTTATCGCGGCCGAACCACCGTTACCGCATACTATGATAGTGCTTCCGCGAAGGTGAGCAAGTACAATGGAGGTAACTGCTTTATCAAGAGCCACTGAATCAACGCTTGCAAGCCCTAGTGCAAGATCGTCAGCATATTTAAGTAAATAATCACTAGTTTGCATATGTTACTGTACTGCCAGTTGATGAAAAATTAAAATTAAACTCTTCAAGTCCAAGCTTTAGTGCTGCGTCCCTTACTTGTTTTTTAGATGCATCAGGCACATAAAAAAGCATGTATCCTCCACCGCCTGCGCCTAGAATCTTACCCCCTAATGCACCTTGCTTCAAGAGTTCACTATACGCTTCGTCTATAAAGTTGTTAGAAATATCATTCGAGAGAGTTCTCTTAAGCTTCCACGCATCATCGAGTAATGAACCAAATTCATCTAGGTTACCTTTCTTTAGCAATCTGTACCCATCTTTAGCCATCTGAACCATTTGTTTAATAGATTCAACATTATTATTTTTTTGTTGGTTGCTTAAAACTTTCGCTGCGTCTCGTCTAATGCCAGTATAGAACATTAGAAGATTATCGTTTAATCTTCTAATTAAGTCACCAGTTACATAAACCGGGTTTACTAGCACTTCGTCTTTATTAAACGTTATAGTATTAAATCCTCCGAAAGCTGCTGCGTACTGATCTTGTTTACCGATAGGGTCGCCACACATGTCTATTTCTACCTTACATGCAAGCTCTGCTACATCATATCGATTAAGATTAGATCTATTGCTAAAAGCTATAAGAGCATCTATTAATCCAACTGTAAACGATGAAGATGATCCTAGCCCGGTGCCTTTGGTAGGTATTTGAGAGAAAGATGCAATCTCAATATTTGAATTAATGTTAAAGACTTTAAGGGCGTTTCTAATTCTATCGTGTTTTAGTTGATCTACGTCCTGAACGATTTCTATTTCGTTATATACTGCTTTAACCCCCTTAATAGAGGTCCTACATGCAGCAATGTACATATACTGATCGATAGTAGTAGACAGTACCATCCCTTCGTTTGTGTTATAGAACGAAGGGATGTCACTGCTGCCTCCAAAAAAACTAACTCTAAGTGGAACTTTTACTAAAATCATTACAACGTATTATATGAGAATACCGGTCCAGTGATTAACTTTCTTGACTCAGAGGTAGGGTGCTGTAGCTTTAAAGTTTCTAGCAGATCAGCCCACTGTGCAGTAATCTTACTCCAGTTATACCTGGAATCAGCATACGCTTTGACTAGCTTAAGGTAATTCTGAACATCCTCACGCTGAACAGAAGTAATTGCGTTGTCTAGTGCATGATAAAAGATACTAGCGTGCGAGTTAATATCTTTATGACCCTGATACATGAAATTCATACCGCCTGATGTATCAATCAGACCGCCGAAGTTAGGATGCACGCATAATGCCCACGCTGACATAGCTTCTATGACGCTTCTACTGTTACATTCTACCCATGTTGAAGGGTATGCATGGATATGTGCTTTTTGCAAAGCTTCTCTAACCACATCATTACTTGCAAAGCTATGATAGTTAATTTTTGGATGATTTCTACAACGCTCGTATAAGGGCTCGTATTGCTTATCTGCATCATCCCACCCATAAATCTTAAAGCTAGAAAATACATCTAAAACAATATTATCATATTTTTCTGCAAGCTTCTCAAAAACGGGAACGAGAATAGAAAGACCTCGTTGCGGCGTAGATGTATAGATGAGTCTAATCTCGTCCTTTGACTTACCAATGAACGGGATAGGATCGATAGCAGTTTCAATTACTGTTGATTTATCATCGTAAGGTACACCTAATACGTGCTGATATCTGTAATACTGCCATTGACCGCAAAAAACTAACTTATGAAATCTGCTTCTACTACTTAGATCTGCGAGATGGTTGGTCTCGGGATCTTCAGGTAGATCATGTAGCCAGTATACACGGATTTTATCTTCTTGTAGTTCTCTGACTCTAGAACAAATAATCTGAAATTCATCATCAATACCTGAAGGTAGCCTTTCAGCTAACCCTCTCTTCATCATTTCTGTACCGCCTTGTGATTTCTTAGAAATATCATTTTCATCAAATGGCATTTTTTTCCTCGCGCTTCTTGCAATAGTAATTCCAACTGGAATCAATCATTGATTCTAGATTACTAGAATATTCAAATCCAGCTTCATTAATAAACTTATCAGGGTTAGCAACCAAATATCCAGGGTCACCTGGCCTTCTGTCGCACATATTATACTTTAAATCTATTTTTACTGTATCTTCAAATTTTTGAACGAGATTTAAAAGAGATGTACCAGTCTTGGTACCTAGATTATAAACATGAACACCGGGGTGTGTTTCTAAGTGATTAATAGCAGTAAAATGAGCTCTACAAACGTCATTCACATCTACATAATCTCTAACCGCTGTCTTGTCTGGTGTATCAAAATCGTGCCCGTAAAAATTGAACGGTATACCGTCATATGCTGACTTACACATAATGGGTATAATGTGAGATGTGTTAAGTCTATCGCCTACATACTCCCGGGCACCAGCGACGTTAAAATATCTAAAAATTACAGAAGGTACATCAAAATAATCATATAGCTTGTTAAAGAGCCTTTCTGAAACTAACTTAGAGTCTCCATAAGCATTAGGCGATATTTTATCATCATTCTCACATACAGGTATATTCTTTTCTTTATACACAGCAGCAGTGCTTGAATAAACTATTCTGCCCTTCCTCTGTATCCACCCTGTATTTTGTAAGTTATGAAGCATTTGTGCAGTCTCACCCACATTATTATGGTAAAAATGAAA